CTCCATTGGCAGCGTGTACTGAAGCAGCAACACCTTTCAAATAGGCGCGCCGCGCAACAGCATTTTCAGGGTCGTCATCTAAGACTCCATTAACTACTTCTGCAACAGCTAAAATAAGTTCCATAGGTATAGATTTATCATAGTTCTTGTAATCACCATCTTCTCCAGAGGTTGAAACTTTCAGAAAACGTTGAATAATGGGATCTATATCAGTGTAAGGGTTAATTCCTACTTGTGAATGTAATTTAAGGTGGTATAGATTTGAGAGTGCCATAAATATTCCAAAAAGTGCCCGTCCGGCATATACTTGTTCAATGGGTGCGGCTTGGTATAATCGAATTTTTCCTTCGGCTACTTTATCAATTCCTAATAATTCAGATTTTAAACTGTCAAGGTAAATTATTAATGGTACTTCTCCTGCTCGGTATGTTTTAAGCACTGATTCGCATCTAACTCTTGTACGAGCAGCTACGAGATTTTCTTGCCATGAGATAGATCCATGTATGTCCTTTACAAAGAGACCACTTTTAAGGGGTACTCCAGCTAAGGATTGCCATATCCCAGCTCCAGTCTCAAGGCGTATGCATCCTAAAGAACCGGACCAAAGACTGTTATCTTTACCTCGAAAACCGTTTAATACTTGGTATGGTGTCATTCTTTTGTAGGCTATTCCGTGAATTCCAATTTTATGAATTACACTCATTTTAACAGCTATTGCAAGTATTTCAGTATCTAACTTTTTCTCAACGACTGCATGTTTATTTATTAATGTTGGTAATTGAGCATAAGTAGGTTTTCCTTTTACAAGCATTTGTGAGGAATGGTATGGTCCCTCTTCCTCGCGGTATGTTAATTTGGCAGGACATTTTACTAAGTCACCTACATTTTCTGCAAAGGGTGTTGGTTTCTTTGTGTCTTTGACAGGCGGTGGGAAGAAACGGAACCTACCAATAGGTTCTATTCCTCCTTCAATGTTAAGGTCCATATTATTTCGTGGCTCTAAAGATTTAAGTATTTGATGTTCCTCTTCCATAACTAATCTCCGTTGGTTTTCTGTTATAAGAATGTGGTTCTTGTCTTGACTTTGTTGCACGTACTTCTTTGTTGGTATCCATGAAAAGGTAGATACATTGCCAGCACATCCTGTAAGGATTCCAGCAATTACTCGAGCTCCTTTCGTATCTCGAATAAGAAGAGGGGTGCCACAATCTCCACTAAAGGTGAATTGTTCTCCCTCAGGGGTCATAGCTAGGATTTGGTCTAAAAATACTTCTC